TCAGCCCTCTATTGTATGTAACGGCGCGCGATAAATCGCCCGCCACACGTGGGATAAACGGTGGGGCGCCAATGTTGCACCCACGGGAATGAAATTGCACGGGGCGGAAACCGCCCCGTGCCCCGGCTTCCCTACCAAGTCGTGTAGATCAGCTCGCGCCGCTGCACCGCCTGCCGGCCAATCGTGTACCGGATTGGCACCACCCGGTCCCTGAACTGGCAGAACACCTCCCGCATGGCCGGGTGGTCGTTAATCGTCAGGATGGCAGAGCCACGCAACCCGGCCATCTGACGCGCCAGCTCCAGGTACTGCTCCATTCCAAATGGGGCGCCGTAGCCCTCGGTCTCCCAGTACGGCGGATCGAGGAAGAACAGGGTGTCGGCGGCATCGTACTTGGCCATGCACTGCTGCCAGGCCAGGTGTTCGACCGTGACCTTGTGGAGCCGGAGGTGCGCGGCGCTCAGATCCTCTTCTATGCGCAGCAGGTTCAGGCCCTTGCCACCCCGGCCGAAGCCGGGGGTCTGGCCGGTCGCCTTACCGCCCCAGGCCAGCCGCTGCAGATAGTAAAAGCGTGCAGCTCGCTGGATGTCAGTGAGGGTGTCGGGGTGCTGGAGCTGGCACCAGCGGAACATTTCACGGCTCGTCAGGGCCCATTTGAACTGCCGCACGAACTCCTCAAGGTGGTTGGCCACCACCCGGTAGAGGCGCACCAGTTCGCCGTGACAGTCATTCAGCACCTCGGCCTTGGCTGGCTCCCTCGCGAACAGAAGAGCAGCGCCGCCGGCGAAGGCCTCAACGTAGGTGCGGTGCGGGGTATCGGCCACCAGGGGCAGCAGGTGGGGTAGCAGGCGGGTCTTCCCGCCAGGCCAGGGGAACAGTGTGGTCGTCTTCATTCTCAGCCTCTGCGATGGGTCTGGGCGAGGCTTGTCTCCCCCGCGCGGGGAGCAGGGCCTCGGCCAATAGCACGCGGGCTGTACGCGTGTGTTGCGGCGCCAGGCTGGCAGTTGCAGCTGCCTGCCTGGCGCCCTGTTTCAGGTCTGGAGAGGGGCTCGTTCTTGCCCAGCCGCGCCTTCAGGCAGTGCCGGCGGTACTGGCCACGCACAGTTCGGGAAGCCCGCCCGCTCCGGCAGATCACGAAGCTCCTGCCGATAAGCCGCCCATGCCAGTTTCGCCTCCGGAGCGAGCGGACTGTCAGGGGCCTGGGTCCAATCAGTGGCTCGCAAACGCTGGGACCGCTCAAGCCTGACCTTGTCGGTGTAGATCCGAAGAACAAGTGAGGCAGGAATTGAGAGCATCGCCGTCTCGCCTGGCTGCAGCTCCATCCCTTCGCGGACTGCGCGGTAGCCGGTCTCAGTGACCGCATACATGTCAACGTTCATAGACATACCCGAAAACGTCCACATACACCGATCCAACCGGCGCAGCGGTCAGCCAATAAGTCATTGCCTGAGAGCCATCAAGTGGATGGGCAACCATCGCTGTCGCGTCACGACGAATTAGGAACACGGCATCGTTCGGTTGGCTTGGGGGGCCCACAGCACTGTCGTCGCTAGTTCCCGTCCCCATGTTGGTATCTGCAAAGTTGTAGAGCTGAACCGTCGCCAGTCGCGAGGTCATAGGCACCACAGCTGCGAGAGAGACGGTAGTTTCAGTTGTCGCGGTGCCTTGCGAGAGAACTCGGAAAGGGGCGTTTGACTGTGCGTTCTTGTAGGCGATCGTGGTTCCGGTCTGCGCAAAGTTGAAAATGGCCCCTGCCGCGTTCGTTCGGAAGCTACCGATGTACCGCCGCGAAGTGGCGCCAGTCTTGGCGCGGGCGGTTCCGCTGTAAGGAGCGGCCGGAGCATCCGTAACGGCCTCGATCGCCGGCGTCGACCCGTTGAGGTACAGATAGAGGTGGTACCAGGTGTTCGCCGCAAGCGTCAGACCGCTGAGGGTCAGGGCGCTGGGCACCTCGATTGCCTGCTGCAGCGACGGGATCCAGGCGCTGCCGCTGGAAACGCGGATGGAAGCAGGCCCCACATACTCCATGCGCAGGCCAAGGATGTGGCCGGCCATCGTCCACAGGCCGGCCCCGGCCGCTACCGAGGCCGCACTGGCGGCGGCGAGCTGGGAGAGTTTGACGTCAGGCATTGGGGTTACTCCAGGATGATCGGGTCGCCGGCTTCCGTGACGATGCGGTCGCCCGCCTCGGTCACCAGCTGCGCGCGGTAGAGGAAGGTGTGTTGCAGGCGCTGCCAGCTGGTGAATCCGGCTCGGACAGCCTCGATTTCCACGCGCAGCGTCTTGCCGCCACTGCCGACCGGCGGCAGATAGCTGTCGGTAGTGGCCGTGATGCCGGCCTGCTCACGCACAAGGTTGTCCTGCAGGTACCAGCGGGCGGTGTAGGTGGTGCCTGGCTCCGGGCCAATGCTGGACTGCTCGGAGTCGACGAGCTGGTCAGCCTGTAGGAGGCGATCACGATGCGACCAGGCAGCCACCACGGTGCCGCCACTGCCCCACGCCTCGGTCGGGTATGCGTCGCCATTGATACGCAGACGGCCGGGCGGGTATGGGCGGACGTGGCGCCGGCGCATCGTCAATGCGATCGCCGTGGCCAGGTCCGGGTTCAGTTCACCCTGGCTGGTGCGGGTGATCAGCTTTGCCTCGGGCGCTTCGTTGGCCAGATACTCGCGACCATCGAAACCGACGTACTCATCGGTGAACCACACCCGCGCACCCACCGCGTGCTGTACTGGCACGGTGTCGACGCACCCACGGGCCACGGTCAGCGTCGCGGCCACCGGGTCAATCGACACCACTCGGACCAGTTCGTCATCGATCAGCGCTTCACTGCCGACCTCAACGGCGTCCAGGCTAACTCCAGCGGCCAGCGCGATCGCAGTCGGCTCGCTCTTGGCAGGCATTGCGGTCGTGAGCAGACCGGTGGGGGCGAAGTCAGCCGTACCGGCTTCGGTGAATGCAGCATTGCCCAGGCGGGTCTGCAGGGTGTAGCCGAACGCCACCGAGGACGGCCGCACGCCGATCGAGGTCAGGTAGCCGACGTCTGGCGACAAGGCAGAAAGATCCGGCGCACCAAGCGTGGTGGCCAGGTCACGATAGCTCGCCTCCTGCAGGCGCTGCACCGTGACCGGTTTGGGCTTGGTATCCGGCTCGACCCAGGCGCTGTCAGAGGGCTGGATGTAACTGGCAGCCGCCATGCCGGCAACGTCCTGGCCAACGGTCAGCACCACGGCCGTTTCGGTCTGCGTGCCTTCGTCGACGTCCAGGATGCGCACCGGCATGCGGGCCACGCCGCGCCGTGGCCACGACAGGGCACGCACCTGGCCGCGTTCGAAGGGGCCAGCATCGCGCCGCACCCGGATCTTCACCCTGCAGGGCAGGCTGCTCACCGCCGCCACCTCGCGCGCCGCGACGCGGCCGGCGAGCGTGGCATTCCACAGGCCTGGATAGTTCTTCCGGCTGCTGACCACCCGGCCCTGGGCCTGCACGCTGGCGAGATTCTGATAGGTGACAGCAGCATCCTTGTTCGTGGCGATATCGCGATAGACCACCGTGATCTCGTTGACGCTGTTCTCCAGCATCGGCTGCTGCCACTCCATCATCTCGATGATCTGGCCAGGACCGATCTCTGCCAGAGTGGCCGGGTCATAGTCCGGCCGCACCAGCACCAGCTTGGTCAGACCCGTCACCGGATCTTCAATGCGCATGCCGCCGATGTGGTCGCACACCATGTCCATGAACTCACCGGCGGGCACCGACCTGGACCACTTCAGGCACAAGCCAAGACCCTCATCCTTGAGCACCTGCGCGGCGGCAAGGAAGCTGGCTTCGTCAATCACCTCGATCGGGTGCCCCATACCCTCAGTGCGGACCTGGTAGATGATGTGGGCCGGGTTCATACCTTCATCGATCTGCACCAGGCCGCCCTGCCATAGGCCCTTCTTCCAGCCAGCGCGCCAGCGCGAAACCTTCTTGGTCCAGTTCTTGATGTAGGGGTTCATGGCCGACACTTGGCCATTGAACACACTTGTGAACAGCCCCCGAGCCGCCGGCCACGGCCCAGGCACCAGCGACTGCAGGTAGGCGCTGGGCATCTGTGTAGGTTCGCCCATGCGCACCTCCAGTTTGCCGACGATCCCGCCTTCACCCTTGTCGCCGCCAAAAACTTCGGGGGCAAGAATCGTGATGGTTCGCGAGGAGGTAATCGGCCCCGTGGCAGGCACCGTGAGCGGCACGTTGATGCCGAAAACTTTGGTCCAGGCGGTCTGCACGTTACCGTCCCACACCATCCGATCGCCGACGCGGATCTCCCGCAAGGCGTCGACCGGCCCGAGGCACTCGCCAAAGTAGATGCCCATGTAATAGCGGTAGCCGACGGTTTGCTTCTTGCCACTACCCACGGCCGGCCTCCTCGCGTGCTATCAGAGCCAGTCGCTGGGCGAAGGCATCGTCCAGAGCCTCGAACTGCTCGGCAGGCAGGCCTTCGTCCAGGAATTGACGGAGATCCAGTCCATGCCGGCCCATCCAGGTGCGGATGCCGGCAGCGCACAGCACGCCGTTACCCTCGCCGAGCTTTGCGGCGCGAGCATGGTCAACAGTGACCAGGACAGGGCGATTCATCACTTCTTGCCGCCCTTGACCTTGATCGGCGTGGTGCGCAGATCCCCGTAGAACAGCACGTTGGGATCGTCGATCCAGTTCGTGCCGAAAACCATTGCGCACTCGCGACCGTCCTCTGCCGTGGGCACGTTGAAATCCTCCAGCGATGCCGGCTTCGGGACTGTAGGTTTTGGGCGCATCACGTAGCTGACGATCAGCGCCACAATCATTACGATGATTTGGACCCACATGGGAGGCTCCTCAGAAGATGGGGTCAGGGCCGAAGGGGTTCTTCTTCGGGATCGTGTGTTGGCCGCCGAAGTTGAGCGAGTTGTTGAACTTTTCGTGGCACACCGATAGCGCGTGGCCGCAACCGGGATAGGCCGAAACAAGTTCGCCGGCAGCAAGCGGCGCAGCGGTCAGCAGGGTCAGTACTGGACCTACATGACCGACGACAAAGCGGTACTCAGTGGCAGTGCCCCTTTTCCACTTGATGAAGCCGCCCACAAACCAGCCATCCGGCTTGGTAGCAAAGGCATTGGAAGTGACCGTCTGCGTGGATGCAGCAGACAACACGCCGTCGATCCGGAAAGCCTCTGCATTGAGCCCACAATCTTCGTCGAACAGTGCAAAGGGGCACGGCCCTTGCCAGCAGCGGCGCAGGCCATTGGTGGCAGCTGCGCCGATGTTGCTCTGGCAGGTCAGCACCAGGTCGTTCTGACGTTCGTTGAAGTCGCTCAACACGCCATTCCACGTGTCGCGGATGACGCCATCGCTCTTGCGCACCCTGCGCCAACGCACCGTGATCCTTTCGGTCGGTGCGAACGGGCGAAGCACCGATGCCAGGGGCAGTGACAGTGGTACCGTCAACTCCAGATTCGACCGGGCCTCCTGCGCCGACTGCCCCAGGCGGCCGCGCTTGATGGCCACGGGGCTGAACTGCTGCGAATCGTAGACTTCTGTGCTGTCGCTGGAGGTGTAGCGCCAGCGCTGAGATCCGCGGCCGAACTCGTACAGCTCCACATGGCGGGAAAACAGGCTCACGGCTCACTCTCCTCGGCACCGATGCCGGCGAAGGACACCCGACAGCGGGCCAGGCCCTCGCCATCAGTTTCATGGGACAGCTCGACGGTGTCGGAGCTGAGGCGGGCCAGCACCATCCAACTGATCGAGCGGATGGCTGCAGGCTGCAGGGCGATACCGTGCGGCACGTCCAACTGCAGGAACTCACGCTGGGCATCGAGTTCGGTGGCCTGGACCAACTGGCGGTACAACACCTGGCCATTGAACAGTTCGATGCGCAAATGTCGGCGTCCGGGCTGCGCGCGGCCGAAGCGAGACACGCCGGCCCATGCCACCACGATGCCTCCGGAGGTGGCCAAGGCCGGCTCGATCAGCTCCAGGTCGTCGGCCCAGGACGGCAGCCACAGCGCGGACGCGCGACCCTGCAGCCAGTACAGGAGGCTGCGCAGGTTGGCCTGCTCGGTGCGGCCCCACGTCTGCCAGGCATGGGACTGCACTGGCCAAGCCCTACCCGTGAAGTCATCGATCGCTACCGGACCGATGTCCCCATCGATCACCACCAACTGCCGGCCGAATTCTGCGGTCGGCGATTGGTCCAGGTCAGGCCGCTGCTCAAGTACCGGTCGACCGCGATAGGTGAACGCCGGCGCGACGGCCGGCCAGTCGCAAGTTTCCACGGCCGTCAGCCGCACGGTGGAGCGCACAGCCTGGTCGGTCAGGCGCTCGAGGCTGGGTGTTTCCGCAAGGCGCGCTGTCCTGCAGGGCAACACCCGCGTGCCAGGTGCCCAGGCGTTGGCCGTAGGCCGAGCCAGCTGCAGGGTGTTGCCGGTGATGGCCGCCACCTCGACCAGTTCGTAGGTGGTGACGTTCTGCCACAGCATCGCCAGGCCGCCATGCCGATAGTCCCGCTGTGTGGCGGCCGGTACCGGGATGGACTGCACGCCCAGCGCAAGGCGCGACTGCAGCCATGACACGTCATTCCAGATGGGCAGTGCCCACGTGCGGGCCGACCAGTCAAACAGGGCGTGTTCCAGCACCTGGCGCTCGCGGCGATCGGCCAGGATGCTGAATTCCCAGGAGCGTCGCGGGGAGCCGCGAAGGGGGAAGCGCGCCTCACCACCGCTGGCGGCCTGCTGAACGTCGGTTGCCCACGCCAGAGTCTCCGACACCGGCCGGGACCAATCTGGCGGCAGCATCCACGCCGACATGCGATTGCCGGTGATTGTGACCGTGCGGCTGCCCAGGGCCACGAAGTCATAGGACAGCGTGGCCGCGATGACGGGCGGCCCCTCGGTAGTGATCGACAGCTGCCACCTGCGCAGTTGCAGCGGCGCGAACGTCAGCGGTGGTGTGCCTGGCCCCACCAGTTCAACACCCTCGCCATTCTCCAGCACCACCGAGGCCAAGGTCTGCGGCTGCAGGTAGGCGTTCCAGACCTGCACAAATCGCACCTGGTTGGTCACCAGATTGCCGAGGTCAATGCGCAGCGGCAGGATGTGGATTCGGTGGTACCAGTCATCGAAGGAGGTACGCAGCGCGGGACCGGCCGAGCGCTGTTCGGGTTCGACAATGGTGGCCTCACGTGCCGGGCCCGCAAGCACGCGAGCGCCGGCAAGCGCGCCACGAAATGGCACTGGAATCCGCGTGCGCGCGATGTCCAGGTTCCGACTTCGCCAGTTCGGCCCCGCGCTGATCGAGGTGGAAAGGAGAAGCGCCATCAGGACTTCCGGACTGCCCAGCCATAGGCGTTGCTTGCCGGAGGCTGGTTCGAACCGCTGGCCATCGTCAGCTTGCGAACCCAAGGGAAGACAACCCAGGTCTCAGCACCGATCGTGATCTCCTGCTCGGGCTCCAGCTTCTCCAGGTAGCAGGCCCGCAGCCCGATCACCTCGCCGATCGGCGACAGGTTGGGGGTGGTTCCAGCTCGCCGGACCCACAGCTGGATCGGGTGAAGGATGCTTCTACCGGAGAAGAAGTTCTCGTCGGCATTGCCCAGCGCACGCCCCAGCCAAAGGTGGTCTAGCGTGACGTCGTTGGACGAGCCCTGGTAGCTGGGTCCGACACCGCTACCGGCCTGGCCCTCGGTGCCGAGCGAGCCACCGTAGGTGTTACAGATCATGTGATAGCTGTTGCTACGACCATCCTCGACAGAGTCGGCCCGCACCTGTCCGCATCCGAGCCCATTGGTGTTGTATCCGAACAGCACCACCGTGGGAGTGCTGGTGCTGATCACACCACTGGAGCTGCCGTTCAGTGGCCAGTACGTGCCATCCACATAGGTGCCGCCATCGTAGGCGCCGGCCTTGGCAAGAACTCCGAACGCATGATGGCGGTACTCGCCGGCAGTGGCCTGGGCGATGGCGACGTGGATCGCGGTGCCGTTGGCGAACAGCTTCACACGCGGGAACGGACCGACCAAGTCGCGGGTCGACACAGCACGGGGAGACTGCGTCGGCTGCGAATTGGGATCGAGCGTGCCGTTGTACCCAATCGAGACGCGCGACTGCAGGCTCAGCTGGTCGGTATTGAACAGGTGGACGTAGTCGGAAACGCCGGGGATGCGAACGGTAGCTGTCCGATTGGCCCCGGCCAGGTTGTTACGTTCAACGGTCCAGCCATTGGCTTGCGCAAACTGCACGATCAGGTCGATCAGGGTCTGCACATTGGAAACGTTGCTGAATTCGGCGTAGGCCATCTCTACTTCACTCCAGGGAAAACGCGGCGAACTCGCCAGAACCAGTGCGGTACACGTTGGGCACCACCAGATGGTCCACACCGCCCACGGTTGCCACTTGCTCCGCCGTTGCACCGAATGACGGGGTGTAGAAGACGCCGTCGAAGCTGCCGTAGAACTGACCCTTCTCGGGCATCTGGCTGTAGGGAGCGCCTCGGTCGGACAGACTGGCGCCCCATGCAAAACCCGCCAATTGCCCGCGTTGCATCCAGCGCTGCCCATCCAGACAGTTGCGCACGTTCTGGTTGCAGATGGCCTTTGCCCACGGCAGCGTCATGCGCCCTGTCGCCTGAGAGCCGCCCAGCGAGAGGTTGCGGATCGGAACCCAAGCCTGCATCGGAGAGAAGAGGTACGCCTGGCTACGGCTTGTGTTGTCGACGCCGTCGGCGTTGGGGCTCCAGAAGTTGGAGTGCTCATAGGTATCAGAGGAAGCCAGGTAGTTCCTCTCCAGGCACGATCCACCGATGAAGAGCGGGTAACTCCAGTCGGCTGGAAGATGGTCGGTCAAGATGAAGCCAGCGTAGACGGCGTCATAACGACCGTTGATTCGCGTGATGACCTTGAAGCAACGGCCGTTTGCGACGAACCAGTACTTGATCGGCGAGTTGACGCCCAGCAACGCCACCGGATTCGAATTGGAGCCAGGAGGATCCAAGCGCGGCTGCGCCGGGTTGTAGCCGGTATGACCGAAGATCGCCATGTTGTAGTAAGCGCTGGCGGGCACCACCCACGCCTGCAGAGACACGTAGATGTCATCCTCGCCCGCCAGACCTCGGCCCTTCAGTGACACAAAATCGTTGGCCGCGAGCGGACCGCTGGCCACGCCACCCACCACCTGCCATTGCTGGTTCGCCGCAACCAGGGCGGCATTGGTGGTCAGGAAGTCCCGCAGGCGGGCCATGAGGTCGGTGATGTTGGCGGCGGTGTCGGTTGCCCAGGCCATGCTCAGAGTCCCAATACTTGGCGGATCGCCGCAGAGTTGCGGCTGATCTTGTTGATGACGGTGGTGTCGCTGCCGGGGTCGTCCAGGTACTGGTCGAGCAGGTCCGGCGAAACCTGGTTGATCACGCGCAGGCCCAACTGCGCAGCAGTGCTCGGCGGCGCCGACGCTGCGCTGGTGAACACGGGGGACCGCTGCAGCGTGGGCATCGCTGCCACATGCCCTCCGTCGGCATAGCCACGCCAACGCTCAAGCGCGGCCATACCCACCCTATTGAAGTCGTAGAGGAATGCCAGGGCGCCAGGCTGGCGTACTACTTCCTGACGATGGACGAATTCACCCGCGTGGACCGTGCCGGCCTCCTGATACTTGCTGCCAGGGCCGGTGTAACCGCCTACCGCATAGCTGGCGGCCGCTCTCACGGCCGACGCAGCGGCCATCGCCTGTGCCGCAGCCTGCATCTGGATGGCGGCAGCCGTCACCGCAGATGCCCCAGTGATCAAGCCCGCGCCCGAGGTGCTTAGCGCGGTTGCGCTGGTGGCCACTGCCGTGGCGCCGGCGGTGACGCCGGCAGCGGCAGTCGACAGAGCTGCTGCTGAAGCCTGAGTCGCGGCAGCGGCGGCCGCGTCAGTTCCGGCATCCACCCCCTTGTCGAACACCATCGACGTGATTCGACTGGCCAACGCCTGCGACCACTGATCGGCCACGAACTCGGCCAAGCCGCTGGAAACGGACAAGAAGAATCCGCGCACTGCGTCAGTTAACGAGGCGCTTCCATTTGCCAGCGACATAAAGGCTTCTTTGAAGCCGTTCTGAAGCGTCGTCCTAACGGTTTGCTGAAGCAGGTTCGTGGTCTGAACCATTTCCTTGAGCTTCAGGTCGATCTGATCGACCGCGGCGATTGCTTCCGGCGTTCCCAGTGCCATTGCCGCTGCTCGCATCTGCGGAACAAGATCCCGCAAGGCCGAGCTCTGCTTCTGATACAGGTCAACCACGCGTTGCTGTGCGTCGGCTTGCGTGATCAAGCCTGCTTCCAGCTCCACTTGGATTCTTTGCTGGCCCAGTGCGATGCCGGCCATGACCTGGTTGTAGGTATCCTGAAGGTTCTTCAGATCCGTGCTGGCCTTGCTCAGATTGAGGAGCTTGGCAACATCTGCAGCGTCAGCAGACCGTCCGGCGGCTTCCAGCTCTTCCTTCAGCTTCGTCAGTTCACGCGTGGTCTTGGCCAACTCCGCATCCGGACCTCGGCCCTGCAGAGCTGCAATGCGATCGCGGATCTCCAGCATCTTGCGGTCGGCCTCGACCCGCAGGTTGGCCAGATCCAGCTTCTTGGCTTCGTCCAGCAACTCCTGCTTGGTCTTCGCCGAAGCATTCTGGAAGTTGCCCTCAGCAATAGCTGCCTGGATGCGGGCAGTCTCGGTCGCTTTCTTGCGAGTCTCATCCAGGGTTCCGACCAGATCGATCTGCTGCTTGAGTCGCTCCAGCTCTCGCTGTGCTGCGGCCTCATCCTTCTGACCTTCCGTCTTCGGCGCTTTCCGGGTGCGCTCTTTGAACTTCTCCTGCAGCTGGGCAACCCGCTTGTCGTAGGCACCGCCGCTGACGCTGCCATCGTCGCCGAAGCTGACACCCTTGAGGAGGTCGCTTCCTGGATTAGCCTTGCGCAGCTCGCGGAACTGCTTGGCAACCTCTTCGGTCGCCTTCTTCAGCTTCTCCGCTTTGCTGGCACCTTCCTCCAGACCCGATGCGATCGCCTTGGCGGCTTCGACGCCGGCATCCTGGATGCGCTGGGCTTGGCCGGCGCTCTCGGCAGCATTGACGTCACGATCGTAGGCGGCCCGAGCCTTGCGGAGCCGGTCCATCTGCTTGATCTGCAGGTCGTAGTAGTAGCTGATGGCTGGCGTGTTGCCGTTCTTCAGCGCCTGCTGCAGCTGCTCGGTCGTACCACGCATCGCCGCAGTTTCCGCGCGGAGCATCGCCTCGGAGTCGGTGCGGCCAATGTCCTTCAGCCCTTGCCAAACCCTCTTGAGCGTACGGGCCACTGCATCCCATGCCTGCTCCAGATAGCCCGCCCGCGATTCCATTTCTTTGACGCGCTGGTCACTGACATTGGCAATCGCCTCCAGCGCGGCCTTGGCGGCATCGGTCGCCTTGCCCTGGTCCTCCAGGGCTCGAACCTGTTCGTACACCGCTGCGGTGAGGAAGTGGTACTGCTCGTTGAGCTTGGCCAGCGTAGCCGAAGGCGCCTTGGAGACCTCGATCACCTTGGCGGTGGTGCCCTCGATCGACTCGCCCGTCAGCTTGGCCAGGTTGACCGCGACACTGATTGCAGTGGATAGGGTGTTGGCCGTCAGCTTCCCACTGGAAGCAAGCTGCTGCGCGGCCGCCGTAGCATCGGAGTACTCGCCGGTGACCGCACCGACGGCATTCGCCTGGGCATAGAGCTGACCGCTGGACACGCCAAGTGAATGGCCGGTCGAGATCACAGCGGCGTCAAAGGCTCGCAGCTGCTTGTA